TGTCTTCTAAATACTTTCCCTGGATATACTGATAAGTCTTGGCCTGGAACTAAGTTAGTTTCATCTACCTCTATCAACAGGTTGCCTGACAATACAGCATTGTCTACAGCCATACGCATAAAGCCATTCATAAGTGTTTGCGTATCATCCATATTCTCAGCAATACCTACACCAAAAAATGAATATGGGTTTAGTTCGTATGGTGCAGCCATGTATGGAATACGTGCAGGTTTAAATGGATTAAGAACCATACGTAATAGTTTACCATTACAAACCCAAATGTTTGCTTGTAGTTCATCCATTTCAGATAGTTCGCTAGGTATATCTACACCTTGCTCTTCAAGCATTTCAACATCACACATGCCCCAATACTCTAGTACCTCAAATCTTTCGATACCGTGTTCTGGTGCATAGTCAGCTAAATCATCTTCCCAATATTCTTTATCATAGTTTTCACCAAGAGATATAGCTTCATCTATAACTGCTGAACGAAAGTATGGACGCTTCTTTAGACTACGCATTTGTGAACGAGATAGCTTGTGTCGTTCTACTACGTACTGTGCTTCTTCTATATTGTTAGCGTCTGGGTCTGGATAAAAGTTCCACACAGATACATGAGATACCTGTGGTATTGTTTTAAATGTAGGTGAGTATTCTCCTGTTTCGTCATCCCAACTAGGATACTCTTTGTCTACAGCAAATGGTCCTTTCATTACACCAGTACCAAATAATGACATTTCAAATGCAGTACTTCGTAAATGTTTAGATGCAGAAGACTCATCAAGTTGATCTTGTATTTTCTTTTGCATCTTCTTTGCTGCAACCATAGCAGGACTAAATGTAACAGATGTAGGTGTACCACCTGTACCTTCTTTTACCCCATCAACAGCTTCTAGTTTTTCTCTTAGTTCTGGGTTTAGTAATTGTTCTAATGTTTTAGAAGTAGCACCTTTAGGTATTTCCCTATCGTCACCTTTATAACCGTAAGGCGATATAGGATTGCCCCTTTCATCTTCTTGTAATTCTTTAGGAACAGCAGGATCAAAAGAGACATTTTCAACTACACCTTCTGGAAGTTCTGTTGGATCAACAGTTAAAGGAAAACTATTTTTTGCAAATAGTACATCTACAATTTGACCATATGCCGCTAGAGTTTTAGTTTTAGTTACCTTAATAAATACACGAGACTTTTCAGCCTCTGTAAATTGTACATCAGGTCCATATATACCACGATAATTTCTGTATGCTTTTAGCCAACGTTCTTCATCTTGCCTACGATAATCTTCTGCACGATGGTAACGTTCCATAATAAATGGAATTATCTTAGATGTATCCGCATCTTCTTCTACTGAGTTTTCTGTATCTTCAAGGATTACAGCATCGTCCTCAATAAATACTTCGTTATCTTCTGCCATTTATTTTTCCTTAATAACCAAATGTTGCGTCTGCTACTCTCATACCCATTGATCCAACTGAATTAGGGTCATAATCAAATATACTAAATCTTGGTCTTGACATTATACCATATCTTAACGCATCATACAAGTGGTCTTCTGAATGTGTATCAATATCTTCTGGGTTCTTTTTATCTAATGGTATTGCAGGTAACTGTGCTACCATTTCTGTACAAGTGTTAAAAAATACTAGTCTTGGTTTTTCTGTAAATTCATCTACTTGTAACCGTCTATGTATTTCGTTTTTACCTGCAACACGAGAGCCTTTTGATCTATCTGAAGGACGCCATCTACATCCTTTGCTTATCATTTGCTCCGCAAGGCTTGGACCTGTATCGCCACGCTTATGCCATAAAGAGCTATCCAGTACTCCATACTTAATATTTCCATCCTGTGCTTCTAGCTCAAGAACCATGTCGGCTAAATCTGTAGCTAAAACTTTACTGACGTACAGTTCTCTATATACCACAAGTTGTTCATCAGGCGCAACGGCAAACCACACAACAGCACTATAAGAACCATATCCATAATCACACGCTCTAAACTTAACCCAGTTACTTGGTATCTTAAATGGTTCGACTACATGTATATTTCTGTCAAACTCTGTAAAAGCTGCACCTTCTTTTATATCCCAATCACCCTCTAGTAGTTGTCTACGTTGTTGCTCTGGTAGTGACAATAGCATTGCTTCATAGTCACCTTGTGTAGCCAAGTATGGGTTGTCAGATAATCGTGCAGGTATAAACCTACGTTTGAATAGTGCCTTACCTGCTTTAGCATGACCTGCAGGATATTTAAGAACCTCTCCTGTTTCTAAGTCTCGTGCCTCAAATGCTTTACCTGCAGGTGCAGGATCAATAAACATTTTCTTTACCCAATGATGTCCTCTACCTCCTGGGTTAGTGGTAGCTCTCATATACACTGGTAAGTCGGTTGCAGTGGACCGTAGACGAGAGCGCATGTAGTTCCATGCGAATGGTGAGGGCCATTGAGTCAACTCGTCAAAGCCTATCCAACTAAACGCTAGACCTTGGTAGCGCAGGACATCATCTTCCCTGTCTAGGTAGGACATCCACAACCTCGCTCCAGAGGGCGCAGTCCACTGCATCTTTCGTTCAGACCACTTGATACCCTTCCAAATTTTAGGATACATCTCCTGTGATTTAAATATAAGTTCTCTAAGTTCTTCTGTTGTATGTCGTAGTAACAGACCTGAAAATTCAGGATGACCCATATATCTTAAAGGGTCTGCTAACATTGCATACGACTTGCCCCCACCTGCCGAGCCGCCATATAAGACCTCTCGTTCACCTGCAGCTAGAAAGTCTGTCTGTGGACCTTCATTGGGTTTGAAAATAACGTTGTGTTGTTCCTCAACAGGAATCTCCTCAACGATACTAACTGGCTTTGGGGTAGCTTTCTTCTTCGTAGGCTTTTGCACCGAGGCGTTTATTTTCAATTTCTTCCGCTTTGGCGATTGCCTTTTTCGCATATTCTGCCCATCTGCGTAGGCTTCCAACTTTGTTTTTTCTTCTTCGCTCATTGTCCAACCGTTTCTTGAGTCCTACGTGAGATATAGATCGACCTGTATTTCTAGATAGCCAATTGGCAACCTCACGATATGAATATTGTTTTAGATATTTCTTTGCCTCTTCAAGCATGTCAAGTTCGTGTTCAACAGGCTGAAGTATATCAGGATCGTCCTTATCTATTTCATATCCGAATGGTATTGTTCTTGATATGCGTGGAATAGCAATCCATTCGTTGTCTTCTTTTATGTCGGTTGGTTGGGGTAACTTCCACTTCTGTAGAGGTTTAGTCATCTTCATCCATTTGTTTAGGTGGCATTAGCATTACACCACCCTTTGCTTCTACTTGCATCTTTTCTGTTTTTACTAGACCAGTACGATCAAGTAGTTCTTTGGCAGCTTGCATCTTGTCACGAATACCTAACTCTGTAGGATCGTACAGTGCACCCACCATAGACATTGCAGCTTTAGGTGCATTACGTGCCATGTAAGTCTGCGTTGCGTCTAGTATTTCTTCTTTAAGTGACTTCACTACTTCAGCAGATGATGTAGCGTCAGAGTATCCTGCAAGTTTCTTTGCAGCTATAATGTCTCCACCTGCTTCGTCAAACAGTACAGCCAATAGCTTTTGTTGTTTTTCTGTTAGTGCTCGTGTCATAGTTTTGATCTTCCAAATAATAATAGAACAAAGTTAAACATACCTCTGCCCATTTCTGTAGGTGTTGGTAATAACCATCCTAGTAACAATAGGATCATTACCCAAGGTGGTATGTTTTGAATATTCAGTTTTTCAACCATACCTGTTTCTACTTCTTTTAAAACTTCTGTAGTTATTACATCTCTACCTGCTGTAACTTCTTCAGTTTGTTCTACAGACATTACTGCCTGTCTATTTTCTGCCCCTATCTGTGCGTTGGAATTTACTGTAGGACCGCCTGATCCTCCTAGCGGAAGCAGAGTACTCAAACCACAAGAAGATAAGAATAGAACGAGTAGTAACCATCGCATTATGGACTCACATAGTTTAAGGTATTTTCTATTATAGCAATACGTTGCTGTAGCTCTATAATAGATGTCATATGTTTAGCCATACTATTGGCTTCCTCCCAAAGGAACTCAGTCTCTTCCCAAAGTTCTTCTATTTCATCTAATGCCTGTTTAGCATCTCTTTTAAGATTTACTTTGTCTTCAATAGCCATACGAGAACCTAATTGAGATACCGTTTCTTCTAAAGAAGTTATAGTAGCCGCTTGTTGGGATACCCACCAAACACCACCTGCTAATTGTATAGCCATTGCCGCTACAAGAGCTACTGGGAGTTTTAAATTTTCCACGTTACATTAACTCAAAGTGAGGTGCGTCAATAAAAGGTCTACGGCCTTGTGATCTACGCAAATCTACATATGCCATCATAGCGTCCTCTGATGTGCCTTCGTATGTACGAATGTCACCTTCGCTCCATGCTGCACCCCATTTGATAGCGCAGCCCACTTCTTCGGCTGCTTGTTTAAAGGCATCACATATATCGTCATAAAGATTTAGTTCCCATGACACATCTGGACCTACATATGCTACCACGTCTACTGCATGGCTAAACCCATCGTCCTGTAATAAATGTTTACTTGCCATTGTCTGTGATCGTCCTGCAGCTACATTAGCTTTCTGTTCTTCCAAAGTACGTACACCTTGTGTAACTCCAAAGTCTACCTCTGTCAGTTGAATAGCTCGTTCAACTACTGCTGTCATATCTGGATGGACACCCTCAAGTCTATCTATTGATCTTTGGCTTAGTCTAAAACTCATCTCATATCCTTTTTCATTGCTATCTTATTACCCATTGGCTTACCTGCCATGTATGCAGTTGCACCCATGTACGCAGCTACAATACCTGTCTGAGCAATATAAAACAGCCCAAGCAAATCTGCAAGGGCATTAACTCGTGTATCGGACATTATAGGCGTAAACAAAAATATTGTAAATATAATCATCATAGCCATAGCAACCCACGCCATTTTCTTTTGCGACTCTGCTTTTTCTTCACGTAGCTCTATCTCAAGCATACGTTCTTTCATTGCTACTTCTTCTGCTGTGATTTCACCGTCACCGTCTATATCAAAATCTACTACCAATCATGTTCTCCTGTAACGTCTGGAAGTTTTAGCTGCCGCTTTAGGTTGTTTAGAAAACTGTTTACCTGCAGCCGTATCTTTTCTTTTCTTGGCAGTGCTTGCCGCATATTGCGAACTAGACATAGCCTTGATTGCTGCTTCTGGCAGGTATCGTTCACCAGTAGCTTTTGATCCTTGCGTAGAAGGTTTACCACTTTTAGTTCTCCACTTTTGTTTTGTCCACCTATCAAGACTTTGTTGCGATTTTGCTTTAGCCATTTATTATCCATGCTATCAAAATAATTGCACCTATTCCTGAAACTAACAACAAACCTGTTACACTCCAAGTTATAATTGCTTCAATCATTTCAGCTTTGCGGTACTCCTGCTCTTTCTTTTGTTTACGTATTCTACCTTCAGTGGCTACAAGTTCATCCCATGCAGATGGACCCATACTAAAACTAATCCAGTCCTTGAGTTCCTGCCTCATTGCTTCGGCTTTCTTTTTAGCTGTAAATATTTCTAGTGCTTCAGCTTCGACAGATTGCCCATTCAAGGCTTTCCACCAAGGGGGATTTTTATTTTTCTGTTCCATGAATGACAGGTCACTCATAGCTCCTGCCCATTGAGTCAGTTGTCCTGACATATCTTGCAGGTCTTTACCTACCTGAAATCCCTTCTTGAGGGCGTTAAATGCTACAGTAGCCCCACCAATGATTGTAACTGGGTCCATGTTAGCCTCTAACTCTTGTAACCGCCACCTGCTTTTTTGTATTGCAGAGCAAGCATTTGGGCTTTACGTGCAGACCACTGACCTGCCTTGCCCCCTTTGGTTCCAGACTTAATGCGGTTAAAAATACGCTTACGCATAGTAGGCTTAGTATAATTACCTGCTGCATTGACTGTGCTTCCACCTGCAGCCATCTTACGTTTGGTAGCGGTGCGCTTCTTTATAGCCATACCTTAATACTCTCTCTATGTCGTAACGACCTATGCCTATGTCTCTTAATTCTGCATCGGTCATACTGTATAATTGATTACGTGCAATTTTTCTTTTTGCAGATTCAATTCTAGCTTCAATTAGTCTGTTGAATATTCTTTTTAACATATCTATCTCCTTTGTTAACGGTAACTTTAGCTACCAGAGATAGTTATATCATATATAGTTATAACATACTACAGACAAAAATGCAACCCCGTTATGCTTTTCCTGTAACCTTCTTAACTACTTTGGTTGTCCATGCTTCGTTTTCTGGTGTGTCAGGATCGTCTTTTACATAGTGACCCTTATCATTACGAGCACGTACCTTTACAGTTTCTGTTGCTGTTAATATTGTCTGTAGCTTTGCTACTTTAGTTATCCAATTACCGTCTACATCTTTAGACGCTACAACATTCTTGTCCATGTCCTCTACATACTGCCCCATGTTTACAACTATGTAACCTAAAGCACTTATCTTTTGTATTTGTTCTGGTGTCATTTTTTCTTTGCCACTCCCCCACGTTTCATCTTCTTGACTGCACCGCCACGTTTCATATAGCCCATTTTATTTCTAACGGCTTTTGGTAATTTACTTAGTCCTTTGTTTCCCTTTGGTACTGCCTTCATTTGCACACACACTCTGGGCAACATCGCATATTAAATAAAGCTAATACTAATCGTTTGATGTATGTCCAAATACCTTTTACAATTTTCATAACGAAACTCCCATTTTAATTTTCTGACATTGTGGTATTGCTAAGTATCCTTGCTGTTGAAAATATCTAGCTACTACCATCGCCTCTTGAGCACATGCTTCCTCTGTAGTAAACGTTGCTTCTGTCTTAGCCATAACTTCACAAGATAATGCTGCAGGACTACTACAGAGGAGCATAAATGCTATCCACATTAGAAGCTAACCGTAGCCCCTACCGTTACGTCACCGAACTCTAAGTCTGAGTCTGTTGATACTTCAGTATATAAACTAATGTTTGTGCTAGGCACAGTATAGTCTGCTGTAAAGTCTAGCCCTTGAAAGATGTCTCCTTCGTCAAGAGTCAACATATCAATGTCTGTAGCTACACTTAATCCAATACCCAATGCAGTTACTCCTGCAGACGGTGTAAGTTCCCATACCCAGTCTTCTACACCTGTCGTGTAGTTTAGGTCAGTCTCTGCACCAATGGACAATGTTTGTCCTGCTACAGAAAAGTCTTTTGCGTAAGAGGTTGTAGCTGCCATTACAGAAGCCAAGCCAACCCATGCCGCAACAACGGCAAGTTCTACTTTAGTCATTTTCATATTTCCTTATTTCTTTTTCTTAGCCATGCCGCCACGCATCATTTTCTTTTTGGTCATTCCACCACCACGCATCATAGGCTTCTTTGGCATACCGCCTCCACGCATGGGTTTCTTCTTCATTGCCCTTGGTTTCATTGCCATTGTTTGTTTCTCCTTTGTCTTCTTTCTAATACGAGAGTTTCATACTCTTCTTTGGGATACACGCTATAGTATCCTAGTTTCTCAAGCTTTAAACTTGCATCGTCTACTTGAGATAAAGACTGGATAAACATCATGGCGTACTCTTCGTCTATACTAGATGTCCAGTCATGGTCATACAAAAAATCTAACTCGGCTTCTTCTGCTCCGTACTCTGGATGAAATCCCATTATATGTAGATCACACCACGAATACGTATCATTAAGAAACTCAGTAAATTCTGTAAATTGAAAAGGTGTAGGGAACTTGTAAGATGCAACTATAACTAAATCATATTGATTGTCTTCAAACTTATTGGCTTGTGCTATAGTTTCAATACCAATGTGTTCTGTTTCTACTACACGTACTTTGTTTTGTTTCCATGCTTCTTGTGCATAAGGACAGGCAGGTAATCCATTTAACGCAGGGTTAGCCACCTCAAGAACTTTGTGTGACCAACTACGTATATCCTGCTCTATCATTTTGTGGGTCTAGGCTTTGGCTTTACTCTACCCATCTTTGCTTTAGCGGCTTCTTTTTGAGCAACCTGTCTTAAAGCTCTATTTACTGCAGCACGTTGGTTTGCATTTAAGTTTTGTTCTTTTAACTCTTCTAGTTTTTTCTTACTTCTTATTCCCATTATAGCGGCTACAGTCAATCCTGCAGCACCACCTACAGCAGCACCTTGCTTACGCCCAATGCCTTTACCTACACCCTTACCTTTACCATACGCTCTTTGTGGAGGTGTAGTTTTCTTTTTGCTTTTGACAGCTTTACTAAGACCTTTAGTAAACATTCCCATTTATATTTCTCCTTTTAACATTTCCAACGCTTACGAGCCTGACGCAATCTTGAGTTAGGATCTTTAGCTGCTTTGGGAAACTTTTTCATTTGCCCTGCACTCCTAGCACAAAAAGACTTTCTACGTTTAGCGTCCTTACTGCCTTTCTTTACTTTACCAGTAACAGCAGTCTTTAGCTTAGACCCTGGATTATCTTTACGATACTTAGCTACACCTTTAGCTGTCATACCTGCACCCTGCTTTGTGGGGCGTTTATGACCACCTTTAATGGTGTGTCCTTTCATTGTACCTTTTTTCTTTTTATCAGCCATCAGTCCAACCTTCCATACGCATTGCCCATTCTACATGCTCTAAGGTAAATGGCCTACCGTAGTGAGCCTGTACAGCTTCACGTACATAGAATACATCACTATGGGGAATGTGCAAATCTTCAATGTTACCGTCAAGTACGTGTCTATAAAACTCTTCAAGAACATTGTCAGTATATAGTTTTACTGATTTTTTACCCATTGTCAAGAACTTTCGTATATTAGTACAAAAAATAATTTATACACTGCTCACTTATAGTGTTACATTTAAGTGTATCTTAGTTAAGTATAATTATATTTAGGATATTTATTATCTAAGTGTAATCACTTTAAGTGAGTCTTAGTTTAGTTATATATAGTTTTACATATTTCACCGCCTGTGTCAACCCCAAAAATATGCAATGCTACAAAAATAAGAATATCGTTCTACATTTGCCCTATTTTTTAGAACCATGTTCTATGTAAACCAGTATATACATATTGTGGTTAACACTCATATTTCCTGATCTGTGTGTATATCCATATATACTATCCACGCTAGGGGGTATGACCCTTGCGTAGGGTCGTTTGCCACAGCGCAATTCCGCACATCATGCCTTGTCATGGCGTTGGTGGAGCAGCAGACTGACACAGATTACACCATTCATGTATGAATGCCTTAGATTACAGTGACTTAGTTGTCTACAACAACTGTTATGCAATCAGTTGCCACTATAAATAGTGTAAGAAGGGCTGACCTATCACAACAAGGTTGTGTTGAAAGGACGATGCATATTTTTACTACCACCCTATAGAGGGTGACTGTCCGATGTCGGACACTTGGAACAAACAGAGAACGTGACTTGGTTGAAGCCTCGTGAGTTTCGCACACGAACTTCAGAATACCTACAGTATTCTTGCAGTCACACAGGAAACGACAGGCGCAGAGGATCGCACATCATGCGAGGCAAACTCCTCTCTATCTGATCTAACGTTACTACAAGAAATATTTAACTATTCATCTTTAGTGAAATAGTTAAATATTTCTTATAGTAACATCAGATAGAGAAAGGAAGCCAAAATGGCAAACTCAAAAAAATCAGCGAAACAAGTTGGAACAACTTTGGATGCAATGGTAGCAGAGGGCAAAGCCCTAAACGAAGTTTGGAAAAATCGTCAGACAGCTCAAAAGAAGCTGTTTACCTCAGATACCAAAGCTGATGGCTTTGACACTAGGCTTGGTAAATTGCTACAGCAATTGAAAGCTCAGTCACCACTAGATAGTGGTCAGATCAGCCGACAAACTTTGGCAACATATCATGTTGACAAGATAGATCGTAGAAGACGATCTGAAGCTTTGTGGTTCGTTGAAAACGAAGTTGCTTGCAGAGATTTCATTAAGAAATCTAAGAAAGGCTACACTTCACTGTCTGCTTTGCAGAAGGCTATGTCCAAAGCTTCCAAAGAAGCTGATACACCTACAGAAGCTAAAGCTTCCAAAGGTAAATCCTCTGCTAAAGCAGAGAAGAAAGTGTCCGATGTCGGACAGAAACCATCTAAAGATGATATCGTTCAAAGTATCATCAAAGCTTGTCAATACTCTGGTATTGATTTACTTGACATTGCAGAAGCATTGATGGAAATTGATACAGTCAGCGAAGCTGAAGAAACAGAAACAAAGGTGGCAGCGTAAGCTGTCACTTTAATTTAATCAAGGATTAAACAAATGCGTATTGAATTACATAGTAATTATCACATGACAATTTACCCTGAAAATGCAGAAGACTTTGGATGCCCATGCGATAATCCTACGGATATCTTTTGGCAATGTAGGGTCTATGACCCTGATGGCAATCTAATAGATTGTCTTGATACTGATGTCTATAAAGACGATCAGTCTATTCCTGTTGACTTTCTCAAGACTTGTCTTGACCGTACTCAAAGATTACAGGGGTAAAAATGTTAGCATTTTTAATGTTTATGATTAATGGTATGGCATTAGTAACTATTGTACTAATGTCATTTACCTTTGAAACTTGGCAAGCCATACCAAATATGGTAATCATATTTGTGATTGTTATGGCAATTAATTACGTAGTAATGTATCTGAAAGGATAGTAATGAAATTTATTGAGATAAATTCTAGGCGCTACAATGCGTCATCAGCTAGGCTGACCGAGCCTGTGCGTAGGTCTTTGACTAAACGTGAAGAGCTACAGCGTAAGCTGTTTGAAAAGAAGATGGAACGAAATGCTACGTCCAGTGTTAAAGACACTGGGTGGTATGTCGTTAAATAGCAACTTTAATAGTCTCATAGTTATATAACACTTGAAATGTATATGAAAGTGTTATATAACATATGTAGACATTAACACTTCAACCGAAACAGTCCGATGTCGGACACTTTAAGAGGAAAAATAATGACCGTTACTAACGCAGAATTAAATGACCTGTTCCGTTGGACAGATGACATTGGCATGTTTGCCAGTGATCGACCAATCAATGACACTGAGAACCATACTGGTTCTTGTATACATAGGACAGATTTCTGTGACCAGACCTGTTATAACCTAAAGTTATACAGGATGTATGTCAACATGGCTAGTCGTGATGATCGTTGCGAAACTATCTGGCAGAAACTTAGCACGTTTAGTGCTGTTGAAGTTAGAAACTGGATTGCAAAGAAACGTAAACCTACTCAGCGTATCCGTCATATGACACGTGGTGAAGCATTTACTAATGTTGCCGATGTGTTCAAGGTCAAAGCAATGTGCTTAGACAATCCCGACACTTTGTGGTGGATACCGACACGAGCATGGCGTAATCCAGAGCTACGTGACTTGATTGAACGTGAGCTTATGCCGTTGTCAAACTGTGCAATCAACGCATCGTTTGATCCATCTAACACAGATGACGAATGGCGTATGATGCAAGATCGTGAATGGAACATTATGTTCTATGGTGACGATGATCGTACAGTTGCACCGAATGGTCAACGTATGTTCAAGTGTCCTAAGACACACAAGAAATTGTCTGGACATTGTAACGTGTGTAAGGCAGGATGTTTTGCACAGAAAACTATTAACCGTACTGTAGTAGTACATTTATCGGAGCATTAATATGATGGATGATTTATTTAACAACGTTAATGTGTGGCACAAAGGTAGAAAAATATCTGTTGCCCAACATTTTGATAGCCCTAGTTCTAGGTATAAT